TTGTCAATGTAGGTGCGCAACTGCGCGGCATCGGCCAAAGCCTGATTCGTGACGGGTAGCCAATGTGGAATCGTGCGAACAGCAGCGGTCACGGCTTCAAAGGCCATCGCGCTTTCCGGTTTCGCGCCGGTTCCGTCGCCGGTTGCGGTCGCTTCGGCAGTCGGAGCGGCGTTGTTCGTGACGCTGGTTTCGCGCGCGAATTCCACGGTGTCAGAGTTCGTCTGGCCAATCGTAATCAAATCCCGAATGGTCAGCGGTCGCTGATAACTGAAATCCACAATCGGCTTTTGATCCACGTTGACTAACGCGCCGCCACTGGTTGAAGAGGGAGCCGTCCAACCGCTCGCGCCTGTCACCAAGCTCTTGCGGCTGCGGTCGAACAACGGCATGTCAATGCGGAATTTCGGCGAATTGATCTGCGCCTGATTCGACGGGATGAAGCCATCGCCCGCCGTGGACTTCAGCCAGTTTGAGAAGCCGTCATCCTCAAACAACATATCGCCGATGCTCTTGACCATTCGGTTTTGATTGCCGCCGTTGTTGCCTGTCGGATAAGGCAGGTTACTGACCGGCGTTTGCGCAACGGCCTTTCGGCTTTGGCTTGCGCTGCGAATATCGGCCATCTGTTTCAGGTCAGACGCCTGTTTTTCAAGTTCTTCAATCTCTCGATTCAAGCTCTTGATGCTGTCAATTTCGGTGTTGGTGTTTTCGCCGCCGCGTTCGTCGCCTTTAGCGAACAGCTCATCCACCTGCGCGGATTTCGTGGCAATCTCTGCCAGCAGTTCTTGTAATTTTTTAGCCATTGAGTGTTACTCCAAGTTGTCGGCTGCGCCATTTGTTGCGCAAGGTTTGAGTGAGAGCGGCGCGTTTCGCGGACTCGGATGCCATCGGTTGCGACTCATCCAGCAGCGATTGAAAGTCGTCAAGAACGGACTTCATCGCGGCCATCAGATCGGCAATCCGCTGGCGATTCTTTTCGCTCAACACGCGGCCTGCTTTTTGTGCAACACGCTTTTTGTGATTACCACGGAAGCGCGCGTAGACACTCTTCAAGCCGTTTACCAGCAAATCGGAGTGATCGGATAAATCAATCTGCACATCAGCCAGCACGTCTTTTGACGGCTTGGTGATGGTCTTTAGATAAAAGTCATCATCCGCACCATCGGCGATCCATTCCTGAATCTGCGCGAGTGCGTGTTGCTGAAGCAGCGCCGTATATTCGGCAGTCGCTTCAGATAGTTTTGCTTCCAAGTCAAACTTCACGCCCGCAATAGTTGCGGCAGAGGCGGCATTGGCGAGCTTTTTGATAACCGAGCAATAAATGCTTTCGAGTTCCCATCGAGACGGCACTTTATCCGCCAACGCTTCCGCGAACATTCCTTTGATCGTCAGGAGATGATCTTTGCGCAGCGTGGCTTTCAGGGAATCGAAGCTGACCGACAAGACGCGCGAGAAAGCTTTGAGGCGCGCGTCTGTCGCTTCACCGTTGCCGGAAAGTAACGCTTCGACTTCCTCAAAGTTCATTCCGGCTTCCGATGCCAGGGATTTGACGATTGCTTCGCGTGTTCGGCCTTTGTCGTCAGAGAGGTCGTCAATGTGCTGATTGAGCTTCGCGGCCAATCCGGTTGGCTTATTTGGAATCGTCTCCGGTTCGTCGTCCTCTTCGCCCAGGTCAGCAAATTTGACGGCATCCAGCGACTTAACCGTAATCGCGCGATTCAACGGCTCGCACGGCGTCGGCGTCAACGATGCCTCACCAATCGGCCAGCGGAGAATTTGCCCGTCGTCCGACTTCTTGACCAGATGACCAACCGCGCCCGATGACCAGCCGAGTTTGCCGTTTTTGATCATGCCGAACACGGCTTTTTCGTACTCGTCCGCCATATTCAGCACGGTTTCCGCCCAAATGCCGATAGCGTCTCGCGTGGCCTTGATCGGCGCAAAGACGTGCTCCGTGAGTAATTCAATTTCTTTTCGAGCGGCTTTGGTGAGATTCGACTTGACTGGAATGGGCTGACCGTGATGAAAGATCGTATCCACGCCGTTACCTTCATTCGCGCCAAGGTACGTCTTACTGGTGAAGTATTCGCCGGACAAGTCTTTCTGTTCACCGTTATCGGAGAAGCGCACCAGATAACCGCCAACCCGGCCCGACTCGTCCAAGGCTTTGACTGACCCGCCGAAGTAAATAAGAGATTCCATCGCGCCCCAAAAAACGAAAAGCGCCCGCCGTGTCTGACTATGGTCAAACAAGACGGGCGCTAAATGCGTCCAAACTATGAAATTATGAAGCCGGTGTCCCGGCGCAATTGCAGTTTACAACCTAAGCCGCTTTCAGTTCAACGAATTGTTTCAATTCTACTTGACTTTCTTTCGTTGCTTGCAGCACGCGCAGCAAGGCATCGAGCGGCAGTTTGATGTCGTGTCGCTTGCCATCGTGCGTCGCGCGGAATCGCAGCACGCCGTCCGTAATTTGCGCAGCGCATCGCTGGCAACCCGGTTCGGAACAGTCAATGCGCAAGAGAAGAGAGCTTGCCATCAATTCAACCCTCCATAAGCCTTCCCGTTGACCAGTTGCGGCGGTTGATCTTGTGGCAACGGCATCGGCTGCGGTTGCTTGGCTGTATCAATCGTTGCCTTCCACTCGGAAAAATAAACTTCATCTTCCGGCTTCGATTCCAGTCCCAACGCAGAGCGAACCTCTGCCCGCGTTTTGATGTCCTTTTCAAACGCCAACGCCTCGCGCGTGTAGAGTTTTTCCCGGTCGTCTTGCAGCACGCGCACGCCGGAAAGATCGTGCGCAACTCGTAAATCCTTCGTTTCCGATTCAAAGTCGGGCAGTAATTGCGACTGTAGCTCCGCTGCTAACAATCGCCACGTTGGAATCAAAAACGATTCATACGCCTGCTCGCGCAATTCGCGCATCGTCGCGCCGACTTTGGTTTGCTCCAATCCGACGCCGTAACCCAGCACCGCCGCCGGAATGCCAATCACTGCCGCGAATCGTTGCTCAGGAATTGCGCTGGCCTTTTCAACCAGCAGCTTATCCGGCGTTGTGCCGACGTTTTGCACTTTGACTGCGCCTGTTAATACCATCGGCCTTCCGATGTTGTCGCCGCCTGTTCGGTATTCCCATTCGTTTTTAATTTCTTTGGAATCGAGCTTGACCTGGCTAGCTGACGGGTCAGGCGAAAGAATGAACGGAACGACGCCGCCGTTTTTCAGAATCAGCGCAGAATAGCGAGCGCGTTCATTATCCGTGAACACTTCCCGATACAGCGAAGCGACGGGCGAAAGCCCCATCTGCGGACGTTCGGAATCTACGCCATAGCGAAAATGGATGATGTCTTTTCTGTCCACCGGATACCATTGGCCGTTGCGTTCGACTTCGTAAAAGCTGATGAATTCGCTGCCATCCTGCGGCCAGCGCGGACGGCACGTAAAATGCGGCTCATACCAAAGCTGCACCACTTGCCCCATCGCGTTTCGCACCTTTCGGAAATAAACGTTGCCGTCCACGATCCAAGAAAACGCAAACGCCTTCCAAAGCAACTCTCCGGCGTACCACTCGCGCACATCCTGACCGTCCACGTAGCGCGTCGGATGGCTGAGCAAATCCGCCATCGGATGATCCGGCAACGGCTCAAAGACTTTCGGCGCTTTTCGGCTCAGCACGTCAATCGGCGCTTCCGGCAGTGCTGTCCCTGTCCAATTGACCGCCGCCATGACCAGCGATGACGCGCCCAGGTTTCCGGCTTCGCGCTTGTAGTTGATGGCCGAATTGCCGTATTGCGGTACGCCGTACAGTGACCAATCCAGTCCGCTGCCGCCGTTGTTCGACGGATAGGGAAGCCGACCGGAAAAGCCCGCCGCCGCCGCTTTGATTCGTTGCAGAAAATTCATTGTGTCACCATTTCAAAACACTCACTTCTCGGACGTTCACGTTTAGGCCATAGCGTGCAGAATCGTAGGGATCGTCACCGCCCATTCCGTCATCATCAATATCCACCTTCAACACATCCTCTGGCCGGTTCGGATCGTGCTGTAAAATCGGCACACATTCGATCAACTTTTCGCACGCGGGGAAAATCTTCAGCCGCGCGTCAATATTGTGCTCTTTGTCGCCGAGCAGTTCCAGAAACCGCGCCGCGCCACTGATGCGGTCAATGTTGGCCGGAGCGAGCCGGATGCCGTGCTCTTGGTACTGATCGGCAATCGTCTTACCGTCGCTGTCGCCTTTCTGGGAAAAGCAATCGTGTCCGGCTTCAAATGAGCGCAGCCGTTTCATGTCAACGCCATGCTTGGCCAGCATCGCTTTGATGCCGTCCGCGTTCTGCGGCACCAGCTGCCGACGCGCCCAATACTCGCCGACGATGTACACGACGCCATCATTTTCGGTCAGCAAATAGACGACCGTGGGATGATTGAAGCCGTAATCCAACGATGCCCACACCGGCCAATGCGCGGGCAGAGGGAAGGCTTTCGGTAAGACGTGAAC